GGTTCTGCTGATTCTTTTTGTGCCCATTTACCTAATCCAACTGTTCCTGCTAAAGAACCAAATAATATCATTGCTTCTTTACTAAAAAGTTTACTCATTACAGTTTTTATTAAACTTGTACTTTTGGGGTTTGTTAAAGTGTTTGCAACTTGTTGGACTCTCGTTTGCCCTAATGCCCATTTTAATTGTCCAATACCTTTCTTAGTTAGTCCTGCAGCTCTCCCTGCAGCCTCTACAGTTTTGTCTGGTATTCTCTTTCCTATGAGACTTGTTCCTCCAATAATTGGACCTGTATAAGTTAAAGCTACAACTTTCCCTCCAACAATTTCTTCAAATTCTTCTTTAGGTCTTCCAACTATAATATCTTTTGCTATTTGTCCTGCACTTCCCTCTAAAAATCCTCTTGTTTCTTTTTTCTCAGTTCTTAAATCAATAGTTTCTCTTTCTTCTTTAGGTTTTTTCTCAGTTCTTAAATCAATAGTTTCTCTTTCTTCTTTAGGTTTTTCTTTAGAGGGAGTTGATTCTTGTCCTGTATCTTTAGCATATTTTTTATCCCATCCAGCTGCTGCTGCTTCTCTTGCAGAAACCCCAGAGAGTTTTCCTTTTGCTTTTTTATAGTCTGAATATGATGGCATTATATTAAATTTATTACTCCACTACCTCCTGATAGTATGATTATTAAATATAGAAACTTTTTAATATATTTCAATTCAGTTTCTATTTTTGTTAGTCTTTCTTTGATTGTCATTCTCCCTCCCCTGCAGTAGTATCACTTGGTTTAGTTGCTCCACTCTCAACATCTTTCTTGTTATCTGATAATAATTCATTCTCTAGTGATGCTGGGAACTCTAGATTAATCTCTAATTCTAATTGAGATAATATTTGTTCCTCATTATATAATTGTAGTTTCTCTATTTTCTGTTGGAATGATAAATAACCAATCTTCTCAGCTGCTTCTGTGAATCCTTTACTATTTCCTACTATAAATTTAGGGACTCCTGCAGTTTCATAGAAGTGGTCTATTAAAAACTCTAACCATGCAAGAGGACTTAATGTTGCATTAGGTGGGACTGAAACTAATTCAGATTCAGAAACTCCCATTGGTTCAAAGATGTGTTCTCTGCCTGCAATAGCTTTAGTTTGTAATTCTTTATATGCTGCAACTTCTGCTGGGACATCTGTTTTTAATTTGAACTTCCATAGAGGATAAACATGCCTGTGCATCACTATTCTATAGTCAGCCATTGCTTCATTAATCATTAATATGATTTGAATTAAACTCTCTACAAGACTTGTTCCTGTAATTGAATCAGCTATTTTATTTCTTGAGAAATGTAATATCTTACTTGGGTCCATCTTTCTTGGCTTTTTTCCTTGAACTTTAGAGCGTTGTTCATATCTTAAAATCATACCTTGAGGGTCTGCAATAATATCTATAGTGTCTGGGTCAAGAACTTTAAGATTTATTAATCCTCCATAATCATCTCTCATTTGTTCTGCAAAAGCATCCCCAACAATATCACATGTCCTATTCATATTATGAATAATTGTATTAAAAGATTCATTACCTATTCCCTTAATTATCATAAGATTAATTTCAGTCATTTCCTTAGAATCTCCAACACCTTGATAACCTTTTCCCATAACCCAGTCTGCTCTTGCATCAATAACTGCTCTTAATTCTGGTATGGTTTTGTAATAGCCTAAGTTCTGACTCCAGTCTTTTACTCGGTGAGTTGTCTCTTTTTGCTCTGTAACACCATCGGTGTGTTGCCCATCTACAGAGTAGTCTGTGATTGTATTTGTTAAATCACTTGCAACTGCACTTCCAATATCATTTTCTGCCATGTTTTTTGTAGTATGTTAGTTTATTTAAATTTATCTAAATTTGATAAATTACAGTAGCACCATATAATTTCCATGCTGGGTCTGCTATATCCCATGATTGATTAACTCTTATACAATAGGAGTAATTTAAATTATCAACAATTTCATCAATATCATTAATTGTGCCTCCTATTGACATTGCAGTTCCTGGAGCAAATTTTAAATCTGTTGCATTTCCTGCATGGTCTATTTTAAAAATATTATAATCATTATTTGAAGCTTCAAAATTTCCCCATACTGTTACACTTGTTATTGAAGCTTTATTTGGTAAATTAATCCATACAAATAAATCATATTCTAAATCTGTGCTTAAAGTTATACTTCCTATTGTTGAAATAAAATTTGGGTTTCCTGATGCTGGAAAAAAAGCTGACGGTGGAATTGATAAAACCTGTTGTTTTCCAGTGTTTATTATCCCTTCACCTTTATTAAATAAACCTGAACTAAAACTTAAAGCCATTGTTCCATCCTTGTTGCTTTATTTAAATCTGGAATCTTGCCCTCATCACGATTTTCAAAAGAAGTAGCATAACCTAACCTCATCATCACTGCCCCCATATCCATCCCTAAACTAATTATCCTAGCAAGAAGTCTCCCATACTTTCCAACCCTTTGATATTTATCAATTCTCAACATTACTTCTTCTCCCTCGATGATATTTTTTAAATACTCTTTACTATCTTCTCCACCTTCACTCATTTCTGGAGCATTGATTCCTAAGAATCTTACTGGAAAATCAAAATCCCTTTCATCCCATTCTACTCTGATTGTATCTCCATCAACAACCTTAATCACTTTTACAAAAATATCTTCTGTTATTTGTGGAAAAGGACTAATAATATGTTCTTGTAATTGTCGATTGGTTAGTTCTGGAAATCTAATAAAGTCATGAGCCATTATGCCTCCTGTATGAATTTCTGAACTTGTTTATCTCTTAGAATTGAAATTGCAAATAATGCTCTATCTCTTAGAATATTAATCATATCCTCTGCTTCAATTCTTGAAGTGAATCCAGACATATCCCATTGGATTACATAGATTGCACAAAAACATGCACTAGCTTCTGTTAGGATTCCTTGAACATCTGCATTAAGTCCCGCAGTAACTGCATCACTCCAATTAAAACGACATAAAGAATTAATTAATGCTTCAACTTGTAGAACATAAATATCAGTAGCTGCAACTGCAACAGAGGTTGCGTTTGCATTAGTTCCTGCTCTTGCAATAATATCTGCACTTTTTGTATAAATTCCTACATCAGCCATCTTATCTTAGTCCTTTACAAAATTCCATAATATTTAAACTTTTGTCTTTCATGCACCATGCCCATCTAATAATTGATTCTGCAATATGAGAGTAAGTTCCCCAAATTAGGAGTCTTCCAGTCTTAGGATGATATTCTGCTTGTATAGATTTTAGTGAAGCTTTTATTTCTGAATCATCTAATAATTTTATTTTCTTGTTCTGCATTAGAGATTTTAAATTATTATAAAGTTCTTCTTTTATGATTTTTTTCTTACCTTCATCCTCGTTGTAGATTCTTTGAGCATTATTAATTTCAACAACCTTTGATTTATTTTTATGGTCTTCTCTTAACATATCACAAACAGCTATTCCCATTCCCCCAGAATCAATATTTTCTATTCTAAAATTATATTTTTTATCTAAGTCAATTATTGTTCTTACATTATTTGGGATTGGAATATCCTTTGTTATGATGTTTTCAACTTGTTCAATATAATCTCTAGAAATTTTATCACCAATTCCATGCACAAACTCATCTCTATCTTTTCTTGCAACATCACAACCATAATAATATTTATGTCCTGGAATAATTTTTTCTCTTCTCTTTAAAACACAACATTCTTTAATTAATTCATCTGAAATAAATTGCCTAATCTCATCAATAAATTGTCCTAAATACATTTGTGCATATTGAGATTTTGTTAAGTGTGTTTTTTTATGAGCAAGAAAAACATCATCTCTTCTTGGGCAGTCTTCACTTGATGTGTGAAAAGCTGTAAAGGTTGGGTCTTCAAAACATTCAAAATAATATCCTTGTTTTACAAAAGGTGTGGATAAGAGCCAAATACTTCCTCTTGTTATTGCAAGAGCTGGGATGATTGAGTTCCAAACTTCTTCTGGAATAAATGCTGCTTCATCTGCTATTAATAAATCAATAGTGAATCCCATAATTCCATATCCTGTATCTCCTGCACATAAACAATGAATTACAGAACCATTGATTAGTTGAATTTTAGATTTAGTAGGTCTATCCTTACCTTTTTTAATCATCTTTTTATCCATATTGATTAAATTTCTTTGAATTTTTGTGAAAAGAAGTAGTGCTTGTTTTTCAGTTTTAGAAATTACCATGATTAGTTTATTAGAGTTTTCCAGTGCATATTTTGCAGCTTTAATTCCAATAACAAAACTTTTTCCAACTTGTCTTCCACTTCTTAGAACTATATTACCCTTAGTTTTCATAACTTCTTTTTGCCATGAATCAAGAATTATCTGTTGCATCTTCTTCCTCTTCAAGCCATTTTAAATCTTCATCAGTAGGTTCATATGGTTTTTCATCTGCATTGCTTCCTGTTTTGAATTCAACTGCCATTATGATATTCCTTAAATGCTTTTAGTAAAACTTCCCATTTAACATTAGGATAAAGGTTTTGCTGTCTAACTGCTAAAACTTCTTCTGTCATCTTAGGGAACATTCTAAAGTCTGTTAAAACTGCTTCTGGGATATTTGCAAAAACTTTCTTAATTTCCTTGTCTTTTTCATTAATAGATTTAAGTTTTACCTTTAGATTCTCTATTTTTTGCTTTTTTTCAGTAATCATATTTTCTTCTAGTTTTATTTTTCCTTTAATTTCATCTCTTTTTAAATCACTTCCTGAGAAAAAATATTCAATTAACATTTCATTAATTAATTTAGAAGCATTTTCAGTATTCTTTAGTTGTTCTATAATTTCAATATCAAGTGTTACAAGTTTGTTGCCTTTCATAAAATAAGATAAGAATAAGGCTTTATAAAGATATATATATAATAATATATATATGATATATACTTACTTACTTATAGTTAATCATATATAGTTTTAAAAAATTTGTCTGTGAAGTCCTGGGCGGGGGGATGGGCGGTTAGTAAAGAGTCGCAAGGTGTGGGTGGGGGCGAGCCCTCAGGCGAGCCCCGTTAAGGCTGGCATATGCCAAGCCAGCCTTAACCAAAAGACTTATAATGCTGGCTGAATCAGCCGCAGCAAGCCAGCTTTATATGGCTTTTGATAGTATAATCCAGCTCAGCTGGCTAGATCTAACCAGCTTAGCCCTTAAGCTGGCTATCTTTGCCTCAGCAAACTACGAAAGCATTGATACCTGTAGAATTAGCTTAGCTATGTGCTAAGCTAAGCTTGCAAACTTATTAAAGCTTTGCATTTGCTGAGGTGTTCAAGTTTTACCCATGAATCTAGCCATCTTTCTTCTTGCATGCCACTTCCTTAACATTACTGCTCTATTCTTAATAGCAACCTTATGCTCACCATAACAGCGTTTACAACAAGGCATATTATTTAACCAAGCATTACAATTAGGCAGTCCACAATATTGGCATTTCATCCATTTATCCTCTTTTTTAGTTCTTCTTTAAACTCTTTCAATGCTTTATTATATCCTTTATACCACTCACCATCTTTATACTCTTTTAAATCAATTTCATCAATCAAACCCACAACTTTTTTTAGTGATTGTAATTGAGTATGAACTTTCTCATCGTATATCATATCTCCATTGATTTCTTGTTCTAATTCTTTTATTGTTTTCATTTTGATTATGTTTTTTGTTTGTTTTGTTTAATAAGGCTTTTTCTTATTATACCTTTTGATTGCTTTTGTATTGGTTTATTTAACGATATAAATGAGGGGTTCCTGCCACTACGCGGATACCCCCTCAATTCCCAGTCTTTCGAATGAGTATGATACCCTCAATAGAGGGCTTAATTTAAATTTGTGCTTCTAAGTAATCTCTATTAACAAGACTAACCCAATGCGGATTAAATATGTATTTCATTTAACTAAAAGCTTTTTGGGCTTGTTTTACTATATCAATAGCACATTCCATGAATGTTTTAGCTTTAAGTTCATCATCTTTTTGATGTTCTATTAGTGCATTAAACACCTCAACAGCGAGGCCAACAGGGTCTTTTTCATAAGCACTACCTTTTACCGATTTTCTTTCAGATGTTTTTGGTTGATAAATAGGTGCATCTCCATCTTGAGCTACAGCCTTTCTTTCATTACGAATATTTTGAAATTTTCCATCTTCAGAAGTTTCAACATTAACTTCAATCTCTGTTTCATTTGTATAAGCTTCTTTTAAGTCTTTTAAGCCTGCATAGTCTGGGAAACATGACATTTTACCTTTACTAGTATCTATTGAATAATACTTTTGTCCTGTTTTTCCTTCTTTATCGCTTATTCCGTGAATTAATATTTTTTGTTTTACCATCGTAACTTACCTCCTTTTCCTTAATAATTTTAAACTTGCAATCATTCTTTTAAGAACGGATTTATAACTTTCTCTTTTAACTAGCTTTTCAGCGACGAGGTATTTAATTATCTCATCATCAACCTTAATATTGTCTACCATAGAATACTTACGAATACCTACTTTATAAACTCTTGTGTTCTCTATCATATAGATAACAATTATAATA